ATCCTGAGAAGTATTTCACGCCAGAAGTAATGCAAGCACTCGACGAGTGTGCACAAAAGGAGTTTGGTTATGGAACTTGATGATCTAATCAGGTATTACGACTATTCGATTCCAGATACTGTATGTAAAAATGCGATCAGACTATTTGAAAAACTGGATGATGAAGATATTGAGGATTGGGATCGTAATGGTCGTCCACAGTTCAAACAGTTTAACCTCACACAAAAACTAGAAGGATCTGAAGATCTTACAGCACTAGAAGATTGGGGTCTGATCCATAATGCATTCATCGAGTCTGCACATAATTATGTACAGAAGTATATGGATGATGTTGACTGTAGACAGTTCTTCCCAGCAAGAAGCACTATTGAACAGTTCCGTATCAAGAAGTATCGTGCTGGCACTGACGATAGATTTGATCGTCACGTTGATGTGGGTGACTACGAGTCTGCCCGTAGGTTCCTCACACTCTTCTGGTATCTAAACGATGTTGAAGAAGGTGGAGAAACTGACTTCGGTAACATTGCAATCAAACCTAAGTGTGGTAGACTACTAATCTTCCCACCAATGTGGACCTTCCCACATTCTGGGAACCCAACTGTCTCTAACGACAAGTACATCGCAGGAACTTATTGCCACTATGTCTAATTCGATTGAAGAACTGGTAGTCAATTCACTGGTTTTCAATCAGGACTATACTCGCAAAGTTATCCCACATATTTCAGCGGATTACTTTGAGAACTATAACAACAAAGTTCTGTTTGAAGAGATCTCTTCATACCTGACTAATTATGATACGCTTCCTACAATGGATGCGTTGAGGATTGAACTTGAAGGACGCACAGATCTCAATGAATCTTCTTTCAAAGAGATCAGCACCTTCATCGACGGTCTAGTTGAAGAACCGCACGAAGAGAACTGGTTGTGTGATACCACAGAGAAGTGGTGTCGTGATCGTGCCATCTATAATGCACTCCTGGAATCTATTCAGATTGCTGAGGGAGACCACAAAGAGTTTGGTAGAGATGCTATCCCTAGTATCCTATCCAAGGCACTCAGTGTGAGTTTTGATAACTCAGTTGGTCACGATTACCTTGAAGACGCTGATGATCGTTTTGCTTTCTATCATCGTATTGAAGAGAAGATCCCCTTTGACCTTGAGATGATGAACAAGGTTACCAAAGGAGGCATCTCTAAGAAGACACTCAACATTGCACTTGCTGGCACAGGTGTTGGTAAGTCATTGTTTATGTGTCACTGTGCTGCTGCTAATCTCACAGCAGGACTCAATGTTCTCTACATCACAATGGAGATGGCAGAGGAGAAAATTGCTGAGCGTATTGATGCCAACCTTCTGAACGTTAGTGTTCAACAACTTGAGACACTTCCTAAACCTATGTTCGATTCTAAGATCGAAAGGGTTACTAAGAAGACACAAGGTCGGTTGATCATCAAAGAATATCCAACTGCATCAGCACACGTTGGTCACTTCAAAGCACTTCTTCAGGAACTTGCTATCAAAAAGTCTTTCGTTCCTGACATCATCTATGTTGATTATCTCAACATTTGTAGTTCAAATCGATACAAGGGTGCTATCGTTAACTCGTACACGTTTGTGAAAGCTATTGCTGAAGAACTACGTGGTCTTGCTGGTGAGCATAATGTTCCTATCGTGTCTGCTACGCAAACTACTAGGAGCGGTTATGGAAACTCAGATGTAGACCTGACAGATACATCCGAATCATTCGGTCTTCCTGCAACTGCTGATTTTATGTTTGCTTTGATCTCTACAGAAGATCTTGAGGCACAGAATCAGATTATGGTCAAGCAGTTGAAGAATAGATATAACGACCCAACGATGAACAAGAGATTCGTCGTGGGTATTGACAGAGCAAAGATGAGATTGTATGATTGCAATGAGCAAGAAAATATCATCGACTCTGGTCAAGAAAAGTCAGTAGAAACTACTGACATTCTGCAAATTTCAAACACTTCATTCGACGGTTTCAAAATCTAATTATGGCAAAAGCAAAAGTTGATCCTACTCCTGCAGGTTTCGGTGACGGACCTTCTACTCCTAAGGGTAAAGCAGTAAAGGAAAAGATTGATTCCAAAGCAAAGGGCAAGTTTGAGGTTGACCTTGACGAGTACCTCAAGTTCTGTGATATGACTTGTAGCGAAGAGTCTAAAGATTTTGATACTCTTCTGACTCGTTATGCAGAACTGCAACGATCTGGTTGTAACATTCAGCGACTTGATACTGCTGCGTCTGGTCTCGTTGCTGAGGCAGGTGAGTTTATGGAGATCGTCAAGAAACTCAAGTTCCAAGGTAAACCCTATGACAATGCCAACAAGGAACACCTCATCGTTGAACTGGGTGATGTGATGTGGTATGCTGCACAAGCGTGTATGGCACTCGGTGTTCGTATGGAAGAAGTCATCTATCGTAACACCGTTAAACTTGCAACGCGCTATCCTGAAGGAGAGTTCACTGTTGAACGCTCTGAAAACCGTGCCGAAGGCGACATCTAATGAACATTTTCGTAACCCATCCAGACCCACGTCTCTCTGCTCAAGTTCTACCTGACAAACACGTGGTCAAGATGCCATTGGAATGCTGTCAAATGCTTGCAATCATCTATTCTGGGTGGTATTACGACTGGGAACCATTACCAAAAAAAGACGGTGGTTACTACGCAACTGCAAAAGGTGCGTTCCGTAACCACCCTTGTACTAAGTGGGCAGGTAAAAATGTATACAATACTGCCTGGTTGATCCAACACGGATGCTGTCTCAGTAGTGAGTATGAGCATCGTTATGGTAAGCAACACTCCTGTGCTGCCACTCTATTCCACGCAAAAAAAGTTTTCCATAGACGTACTGGAAAAGCAATCGTGTGCTATAGTATGGCGGAAGAGTTCGCGAGGGCAATGCCTGATGTGTACAAGTTTGACAAAACCATCTCAACCTATGATGCATACAAACAATACATTGCATCAAAACCCTGGGTAAAAACAAACTATCTTCGTAAACCTGATCGTAAACCAGACTGGATTTAATTATGGCACTGTCCGAAAGCGTGACTAATTCATTGAAAGAAGCAGAACTATCACTAAGAAACGCACTCGCATTCGCTGCTCGCCAGGAACGTCCATACGTGGGACACAAGATCTCTGAACTCATCGTCGGTATTGACAATCTTCAAGACATCGACATTATGCTAGATACTCTTGAAGAGGCAGCAGAAGCAGAAGACGAATGACATCTTATGTCGGACGGGGTACACCCGTCTTTGAATTTATTCTTCCCGATGAATGTATTGAGGAAGCAAACCATACGATTGATAACTGGATGGAGTCTGGAAAAGAATCTCCTCAGGGGTCAAACGTTGTCGCAAGACAAACTGACTGGACATTGCCTTTACCTTTGTGTGAGGCATATGCCAGTCTTTGTTGTAAGATGATTTCAAATCTCATCTACAATGCTGGAGGTAGACTGTATGGTGGGTTGAATGATGGAACCACTGATGTTGAATATGATGTGAAAAATACCTGGGGTGCAGACTATGGACCAGGTGATTATGTAAAACCTCACTGCCACTTCCCTGCAGACTGGGCAGCAGTTGGTTACCTTAGAGTAGAAGAGGGTGCTTCTCCTATATTATTTGATGGGAACAGTCCTTATTATGTGACAGCACGTCAGTTGCTAATCTTTGATGCTAGACTGATTCACGAAGTTCCACCAACACAAGCACACAGACGATGCTTTGCTATGAATCTGTACAAGCGACCAGGTACCTTCTAAATAGTAAGTAAAAGTTTCTGGTCTTATGCCTGCTAATACGGACCTGGCAGATGTAAATGAGATTTACACTGCGTTTGCTCTCAACGAAAATAAGTTTCCTGATACTGCGTCTGAAGCACAGTACACCAAGAAACTTGCACTACTAACTGCAGATCAAGGTAGTCAGCAGATTGGTCGTGCCGCTGTAATGGCAGAAGAATTTTTGAAGTGGGCAAGGAGAAATGGATATAGTGGTATAGAGAATGTTTATTGGACAGCACGTCCTGGGTTTTCTTTTAAGGCAGTAACTGGTACAGACGTTGACCAGAAAAAGAATCCAACTGATGTTCTAGTTAAGTTTACTAGAGGTGGATTCTTAGGTCTCTCTGCTAAGTCTACATCTGGTAAAGGTGATATTGGTTTCAAGAACCCTGGTGTTGGTACTGTAGAAAAAGATCTGGGTATTGCCCTATCAAAGTTTAATAAAGATGCCACTGCTGAAATCGTAAAGAATTTTAAGTTACCGACATCTGCTAGTGCTAGGAAGTCTGCTATCAGAGGAGCGAAAGCGATTCAGATGCAGACTGATAAGATGGGTTCTGAAGTTCTGAATAAGTGTAGAGACGCTATGCTTACGAAGTTGAACTCAATGGCACAGAAAGATCGCAAGGATTATATTATGAGGGGTTGGATTGATGCTAGTACAGAACTATTCCCTCCCTATGTTAAGGTAACTGGTAAAGGTAGGAAGGCACCATTCACTGCTGAAGTGGAGGATCCTCTCAACAACCCTAAACTGGAAGCGATTATGACTGATAAGATTGGGTTTGAGAAAGTTGGTAACGATTCTATTGGTGTCAAGGCAGGATCAAAGAAGATCCTGAAGATGAGATTCAAGTACGAGTCTGAGAAACTTGCCAGCAGTCTGAAGATGTCAGGGGACCCTTGGTAAACTGTCCACTCTACGGGGACAGTCATCCATCACGCGCTATAATTAGGATATGGCAAAGCAGAACACTCACCTAGAACACTTAGAAGACGACATCCTGAACCAAGGTTCAAATGGCGGCAGGAACGCTATTGCATTCCTCCGTGAACTTGGCAAGATGCTGTCTGAACCTGACTCTGGTATCCGTATTACTACCAAGTGGGATGGTGCACCCGCTGTTATCTGTGGTCAGCATCCTGAGACCAAAGATTTTTTTGTTGGCACCAAGGGTGTATTTGCTAAGACTCCCAAGATCTGTATGAGTGATAAGGATGTTGACCTTCTCTACAGTGGTGAACTGGCAAACAAACTCAAGACTTGTCTTCGTGAACTTCCCAAACTAGGTATCACTGGTGTGGTACAGGGAGATCTTCTGTTCACTAAAGGTGATGTAGAAACTCACAAGGTAAACGGTGAAGTGTGTCATATTTTCCAACCCAACACCATCACCTATGCTGTTCCTCAGAAGAGTGACGTAGGTAAGAAGGTTGCAAACGCTAATATCGGTATTGTTTTTCACACTCGTTATACTGGTGGTCCTGAACTGCGTGATATGAGTGCTAGTTTTGGTGTCAATGTCAATTCTTTCAAGAAAGTGAACAGCGTTGCTGTGTTCTCTTCTAACTTCACTGATACTACTGGAGCAGCTACCTTCACCGATAAGCAGAAGCGTGACTATGATGCTGCTGTAAACAAAGCAGAAGGTTCTCTCAAGCAGGCATCTAAGTTCCTGGATGTTCTTAAGCAGACTGGAGATGGTAAGTTCCTGCTGTCTGCTATGTTCAAAGTGTACTTCAACACCTACATCCGCAGAGGTGTGTCGATGAGTTCCGCGCAGCAAGTTGCTCTTGGGTTTGCTGCATACTATAAGTCTGCACTGGACAAAGAGATCTCTACTAAGAAGACTGAGAGCACTAAGAACAAGTATCGTAAGATCCAATCTGACGGTCTTAAGTTCATCAAGGCAAATGCTAAAGCGATATATATGACTGTTGCTTCATATATGAACTTAACCCAAGCGAAGACTATGGTCATCCGCAGGTTGGAAGCAGTCAAAGATATTGGAACTTATATCAAGACAGATAAAGGTTTCAGAGTGACTGCACCAGAAGGTTTTGTAGCGATCAAATCAGGTTCTGCCCTAAAACTTGTTGATCGTTTGGAGTTCTCCCGCGCTAATTTCACGGTAGAGAAGAATTGGGGCTAATAAATATATAAGGAAACACGCATACTATAATGAAATTCACCGAGTTCCTGTCTGAAGCAAGGACTGTTGCGGGTGACGCAGCAGCGAAACGTGGACTTCAACACGTCGGTCACGGTTACTATGCTGATAGAAGTGGCAACATTGTTGCTAAGTCTGAAAAAGGTCAGCGCCTGGTTGCCGTAGATAAAGGCGAGGCACAAGCAGCACAAGCGGGTGTCGAACAAGGAGACCAAGAGGATGCTCATCTCACAAGTGGTGAGGGTCTAGGAACTGTGGCGATTACATTCGGTCGTTTCAACCCGCCTACTATTGGGCACGAGAAACTTCTGGATGCTGTGGCAAAGGAAGGTGTTGATAGTTATCGCATCTATCCTTCTCGCACTGTTGATCCTAAGAAGAATCCACTGGAACCTGAAGTTAAGGTTCAGTTTATGAACGAGATGTACCCGAGTCATTCGGAAGCAATCGTCAATGACAGTGGTATGTCCAACATCTTCAATGTGATGGTGGCACTTCAGGACGAGGGTTACACTGGTGTTACTCTGGTTGTTGGATCTGATCGCGTTTCCGAATTCAAATCTCTCCTTGAGAAATATAATGGTCAGGCATATGAGTTTGAAGAACTCAATGTTGTTTCTGCTGGCGATCGTGACCCAGATGCTGAAGGTGTAGAGGGTATGTCTGCATCTAAGATGCGAGCATTCGCTGCATCAGGTGATCTTGAGTCATTCACAGAAGGAGTGCCTGGTGGCAATGCTGCCATTGCAAAGCGCCTGATGAATGAGGTCCGTAAGGGTATGGGTATTTCTGAGGAGGAACAGGTTGCTGCTGAGATGTGGGAGATTGCTCCTAAACTTGCACAACAAGATCTCCGCGAGGCATACTTCCAGAAAGATGTGTTTGAGATTGGTCAACTGGTTGAGCATATGGACACAGGTGTCCGTGGTACAGTCAAGGTCCGTGGTGCAAACTATGTGATCTACGAAACCGTAGAAGGTTACGTGTTCAAGAGTTGGTTGCAGCACATTGCTGAGGTAACCGAGAAGGAGAAGCATCATTCTGCTGATGATGGCAGTGGTAACGATTGGAAAGTTGGCACTGATACATACAGAAAAGCAGTACAGGAAATGACTCCTGGTCAGTCGGTGAAGAAATTCAGCGACTTCCGAAAGTCTAAATAGTATTACGAAAAAAACGGTTAGTAAAGAATGGACATCAATCTTGCTAGTAAACTGGTAGCGTTTCCTCCCGAGGATGTGCAGCGTGTAACATATGTCGTAGACTACGCTCAGCACAACTTCTCTGGTGATGCTATCCACGGTTATATCAAGGAGCACCTTGAGTCTGATCGTCTCATCGGCATCGCAGATGTCATTCTTGAGAATCGGAATATGGCAACCATTAAGGCAAAGCCTTCCGATGCGTCAGGCAAAATTGACACCGTAAAAGAAAAGGGATCTACAGAGGGTCCTGTCACTGCAACTCAGAATTCTGTAAAAGCAAAGGGTAAACCTGTTGCGAGTTGCTGTGAAGAAAATGAGATCGAAGAAGGTCTCAAGCAAGCACGTAAGAACGTTGGCGCAGGCAAGTGCTGGGATGGTTACAAAGCCAAAGGCACTAAGATGAAGGACGGTAAAGAAGTTCCTAACTGTGTCAAGGAATCTGAAGAATGGATGTGGGATCTGGTTGACGAACTGCAGGAAGAGTTCGACAGTCTCACTGACGAAGATCTGGAAGACATCATTGTTGAAGCACTGGTTGACCTAGAAGACGAAGCACTGCTGCAAGAAGCGTGTGAAATGTTTGGTGAACTGGAACTTCTCTCTGAGGACTATTACGATTCTGCCGTTAAGGCATCTAAGGATAGCGCAAAGCGTATTGCAAGAGGCAAGCGTGTTGAGCGTCTGAAGTCTGCCGCAGGTCGTGTTGGTTCTGCTCTTAAGTCTGGTGCCTCTAAGGCAGGTGCAGCAGTTAAATCTGGTGCTGCCAAGGCAGGCGAAGCTGCTAAGAAAGCAGCACCTAAAATGAAGGCAGCAGTTAAGTCTGGTGCTAAGAGTGCTATTGGTGCCGCTGGTAAAGCAGCGGGTCACGCTGTTGGTTCATACCAAGCAGCGAGAATCAAGGCAAAGCGTGATGGGTTGAGCAAGTCGAAACCCGCAGCAAAGAAACCTGAAGCAAAATCAGGAGATGGAGATAAGACTGGTGGCAAACTTGATAGTTTGCTAAAGTCTGTTAGAGGTGGATCCTCATCTTCTTCTGGTTCTAGTTCTTCTGGTGGTTCCTCCAGTTCCTCTGGTTCATCTAGTTCCTCCTCTTCCGCTCCCACTTCTACTGGTGGTGCTAAGGAAGGTGGTACTAAGAAGAAGTCTCTCCTTCGCCGCGCCGCAGGTGCTGTGGGTAGAGGCATCAAGAAAGTCGTCGGCAAGACGGCACGTGCAGTATCCTCTGGATCCGACAAAGTTGCACGTAAACTTGGAGAACAATCTATGGAATCACGCACCGATCGTGTCCGCCGCGTTCTTGCAATGCAGGAAACAGCAGACCACGACAAGACAACACTTCGCGATCCTGAAGGCATCTCCTGGAGAGATCGTCTCGGTATGCAAATCGAAGAGAAGACTCCTGCTCAGAAGGCAAAGGCTGCTGCACTTGCCAAGTCCAAAGAACTTACTAACCAAGGTAAGCATAAGGAAGCATCCGAAGTCTTCAAGAAAGCATTCCCTAACTTTGGTAAGTGATGGGCAAGAAAACTAAGATTATTATCAACCCTAAAAAGCAAGATCTGATGAAAGAATCCATCCGCACACTGCTCGCTGCAGAACTAGCAACCCTGAAAGAAGCATCCAAGAAGCGTTTGGATCCTGTGGGTAAAGAAGACAAGGACATCGACAATGACGGTGACCACGATAAGTCTGACAAGTACCTGCTGAACCGTCGTAAGACGATCTCTAAAGCAATGGGTAAGAAAACTCATATCTGTGCATCACATTGTGAGCACGCTGAGTATGGCGTTTGTCAAACCATCCCTGAACAACACACCTTGGTGGAGTTGGATGAACCCCAAGGCGACATCACTCATAGAGTGACTCATTACGATCTCATTGATGAGCAAGGTAACATTCACGAGAACGTTGCTATTGAAGATCTTGAAATCATCCTTGAAGGACCGCATAATCACTGATGTATAGTTTCTCTGAATACCAATCCCTCGATGAGGGTAAGAAGAAAGGTTTGTGGGCAAACATCCACGCCAAGCGTAAGCGTGGCGAGAAACCTGCTAAACCTGGTGACAAAGATTATCCTGAGACTCTCAATGTAGAAGGGTATGCTCCTGGTGACGTGGACCAAAAAGTTGGTGCTGTCACTTCTATTCCTAAGAAAGAACAGGAAGCAGCAAGAAAGCGTTTGCTTGCTAAAGCAGCAGCAAAGCGCAAGTCAAAGGAGTCTAAGTGCGAAGAAGTTGAGCACATCAACGAGGAAGAATACGATAGAATGCGTGATCGCAAACTTGAGAAGTATGGCTCAGGTTATAGATCTGCTGGTAATCGTCGCTACACTGCTAGATCTGGTGGCACTCAACCCAAACCAATGCCCAAGAAGAAGGATGGTCCTTCCGCTCTTGATTTTGTGAAGGGTGAGATTGAGAAGAAGTATGGCAAAGGTGCCATTATGGATACCTCAAAGAAGAAGAAATAAGCATATATAAGATAGACCCATATGGTGTATCGCTATGCTATCATTTCTTCTCCCTTTCGCCTACAAAATTGTAGACGCCGCAGTCGCTAAGATTCCTGATGATGAGGAACTAGGTGACAAACTGATCGAAATCTGCCTTGTTATTCTTGGCAAAGCAGTCAAACTGACTAAGACAGATATGGACGACAAACTGCTTGAAGCAGTGACTAAAGCAGTCCGCGCTCGCGAAGGCGAGTGATGCAAAGGGGACCCGAGTGGTCCCTTTTTCATTTACATAAATAACATATAGGAAACTCAATCGTAGAGGACAAACAACAATGGCAATCTTCGGAAAAATTGATGCCGCGACCTTCTCTAACAATGTTGCCGTCACCAATGGCG